AGTCATATCATCTGGTGTATATAATTTACACTCAATAGTTGGATTAAATCCAATCCAATATTGATATTTCTCAAGAATATAATCTGGGCTCTGACTTAAAAGGTCTGAGTTATCTACAAACTTACTAAAGTTTACATTGAACTTAGTTAGGTTCACAATCTGATTATATTCTTTATTTAAAGATACCATTTCTACAAATATACTAAAAATTAAAACAAAAACAAAGATTTTTAATATATAAACAAAATTCATTTTGCAAACATGAAAATTAAACATAAAGTAGTTAAGGAGTTTCAATATTTAAGCCCTGACAAAAAAATCTTTATTCTTAAAATAGGTGCTATCTTAGAAGAGTACATCTATAAGGTAAAGACCGAATTAATTCCTATTGATAAAGCTATTATTGATAACAACCCTGAGTTCTTTGAAGTAATTGACTGGAAAGCGGAATTATTAACATTTATGAGAGCTGAAAAAATGCCTCAACCAGCACAACTTGGTAAAAAATTAATTCCTTTCTTTGAAGATATGATTATGTCTTCAATTCAACACGATAGTGTTCCATCTATGGATCCTGCTTTAATGAAAGATGTTGAAAGAAGAGAGACTGAATTAAATACTTTCAAAAGAGATTTGGATAGAAGAGATTCTGATTTAGATTCAAGAGATAGAAGAATCAAAGATAAAGAAGATGAAATTGAAGTTAGAATCAAAAGAGTTGAAAAAAGAGAAGATGAATATAAACTGGATCTTAAAACAATTGAAAAGAAAGATGACGAATTAAGATCTAGAACAAGAGAGATAACTGAAAAGGAATTAGATCTTCAAGAAAAATCACAAGAGTTAAACGAAAGAGAAAGAAATCTTAGTAGAACTGCTCTTTCATCAGCTAAAGAAATAGATTCTAAATATGCAGAACTTCAATCTAAAATTGATTCTGATTTAGCCGATCTTTCTAAAAGAGAAAAAGAGTTAGAAGTTGGGTTCAAAAAAGTAAAAGAGTTAGAATCTCAATTAGAAAACAATATTAATGAGATTGCTGAAACTAATAAAAGTAAAATCTATTCTGACTTAGAAAGTGAGTTAAGAGGAATTGAAAGTGATATCAGAGATATTGACGTGATAGCTACTTCATTAGCTAGTTTCAATCACCCAGTTGTACTTCAAGTAGGTGGTGAATTAACAAGAGCCATTAAGAAGTTAAGAGAAAGAGTTGATAACAACATTATAAACTAAAACAAAAAACCCACTCTGAAGTGGGTTTTTTTATTCATCATCTTCATTAGGTAGTGGTTTCCAAAATTCAATAGTCATATTTTCTAAACTACCATTCTTCACACCATCAACATGATAACTTTCAAATCCTAATTCTTTTATTCTACCGAATACTTCTTCGAAATTAATCTTAAAGAATATATCTTTCATATAAATTGTTACAGAATATCTATCATCATTAAATTTAGATGTTTTAGAAACTTCAACTTTACCCATATCAGAGTATTCTAAAAATATCTCTTTTATATCTTCTACTAAATCTTTATTTACATATTTAACAAAATGTTTACAATCATAATAAACATCAAGTAGTTTTTCTATTTCTCTGTCCCAAGAACCTTTATAATCTTCAACTACTCCTCTCATCATTTCTTCAGTTAGTACACCATCATTCTCCCAACCATCTAAGTCTACATTTGAAGTATTCCAAAGTATTTCATCAATTTGTTCACATAAATCACCAGTATGAGTTGAGTAATAAGTTGTTATAACCTTTACAATATCATCCGCATACTCTATTAACCTTTCTTTAGGAATGTAAAAATCTTTTGCTTCAAAATATTTTAAAAATCTCATATCCTATATATAAAATTTAATATATAACTTCAATGGATAACTTAAAGAAACTATATAACTACTTAAAGAAACAAAAAGATAAAAAGATTGTTTTCTTAACAACATCAAATAGATGGGAAGGTGAAAAAGAACTTCCTAAGTCTTCTATTGTTGCTGATGAATTGTGTAAGAGATTAGACAATTGTGAGATTATTGATGTTGCTAAACTTAAAATCTTTTCTTGTGAAGGTAATGTTTCTAATAAAAAAGGTAACGGTTGTGGTGTAAAAGATGCTAAGTTAGATGATGATAAAAAGAATCCAACTGGTCATATCAGATGTTGGGCATCACTTAATAATAAATCAGATGAAATGTATAAAGTAGCTAATGCTATCTTTGAAGCTGATATAGTTATCTTCTTTGGTTCTATTCGTTGGGGTAAAATGAATGCTGTTTATACTCAGTTAATAGAAAGACTAACTTGGTTAGAAAATAGACATACTACTTTAGGTGAGTCTAATCTTATTAAAGATAAAGAAGCAGGTATCATTGCTATAGGACACAACTGGAATGGTGAAGAAGCCGTTAATTTAGAAAAGCAAGTTCTTTCTTTCTTTGGTTTCAAAACTCCAGATGTTTTAACATTTAACTGGCAATGGACTAAAGATAAGAATGATGAAAGTAAGTCAGGATATAAACAAGACTTTCCAGACTTTTTGAAAGAATTTAACTTTGTTGAATCATTACAAGAATCAATAATGAAGTTTAGAAATTGGATTAAACTATAAAAAATCCAACATCAAAAATCCAGTCTTTATTAGTAGTAAATGACATCATGATGTTACATGGTTTTTAGATAGAGAACAAACAAGCGTCAATTTCAGCACCAATAGTAGAGTCAATTTTTTTTCTATCAATCATATCGATGATTAAAAGACTTTGATAAACAACAAGAATATCAGTACCGTTTATAGATCCTTGAATGAATCTAGAAAGAGCATCACAGAATTTTTTATATTCTGAAATACCATCATATTTTTCAAGGATTGACCAAAGGATTGCTTTATCTTCTGTAGTGATTTTCATACTACAAATATAAGGATAAATTCCTAATTTTACAAATTAAAAAGGACAAGAATTATCTATTGAGAGCTTTTCTTTTAATTTTATTAGATTGAATACTTGTGAGTTAGAATATTTTTTGAATTTATGTTTATTTAAAAGTAACCAATCTAAGTCTTTAATTCTTTTATCGGCATGTTGAACATAAAACACAGAGTATTTAGCCCTAACAGGACCAACAGTTTCCCAATCAGTATTAAGTATCTTTTCTAAAGTAAAATCTTCTTTATGACTTTGTACTACTTTTGTAAAAGATTCTTTTTTATTAACTAATTCTTTTTGTATAACAGAAACAACCAATCCATCTGAGAAGGATTGAATTATTTTCTTGTCAATCATATTAATGATTTGTTCTTTCTTCATTTTACAAAGGTATAAATAAAATATTTAATATCAAAATTATCTAATAAGGTTTATATGACCATATATTTCTTTAGCTCCATCATTCTCAAGAAGACCGTATTTTATTCTAAAAACATAAATACCTTGGTCAGACATTCTATTTTTATAAGTACCATCCCATCCTTGATTAGGATCATTAGATTCAAAGATAGTTTCTCCCCATCTATTTACCACACTAACATTATAATCAAATGGATCGAAACCAGAAGTCATTATAGGTAACCAAATATTATTATGTTCATCACCATCCGGTGTAAAAGAGTTTGGTATATAAATTAAACTTTGAGGACATCTTTCTATTATGATTGAAGTTTGTTCAGGATTTGAAACACATCCCTCATTAGAAACTTCCATAACTTCAATTATGAAAATACCTACTTGATTCCAAGTATAAGAAAAACTACTAGTTGTTGTGGTTTCACCCATAACAGTCCAAGTAAAAGCACCTGGTATATTTGAATTAGCAACATAAACTTTTGGAATACTATCACCTTCACATAATTCAAAGAACTCATTCTCCGGGTTAATATTTGTTATAACTGGTTGTATATTTACTGTAACATTTATTGTTGTATCAAAGGTACACCCATTTTGAATATATGTATAACTAATATTATTAGATAAAGTTGCTTGGTTTGGACAAAATTGAAAACCAGAAACAGCCGTTCCAGAAAAAACACCACCCAATGGAGAACCATCTAAAGTGATACAAGGATCATTGGAACATAAAGGACCAATTGGTGTTATAGTAGGTAGAATATTAAGAACATAACTTGTATAATATGTTGTATCTGATAAACAACCTAATGAACTAACCGCATAAACACTATTAGTAAATAATCCAGATCCAACTAATGAATAATTAACTGTTATTGAATCAGTTCCCTGTCCAGTAGTTATTGTTGGTGTTGACGACCAAACATAATTATAACCAGGTCCAATTGGATTTGTTTGATAACTCTCAAGTGGAGAATGATAACAAACAGTATCTGGTCCAATTATAGGGTTGATAAATATTTGAGGTGGATTAGTTAAAGTAGCTGTTCCAGATCCGTTACATCCATTGGCATCTGTAAATAGAAGATTGTAAGTACCAGCACATAAACCAGTTGGGTTAGGATTTGTAACACCATTACTCCAAGTATAAGTATAAGGAGCTAATCCATTTACTGGAGTTGCTAAAATTAAACCGTTACAATCTCCAAAACAAGTAGGATTTGTAACATTCATTAAAGGTGGTAATAAATTTGGCGGACCCGGTACAACTAAAACAGTATCGGGACCTGGACCAGCAACACCAGCATTACAAGTAGACCAACCAGCATTACAAATAGGATAAACAAAGTGACAAGTATATTGTGTTGGTAATAAAGGATTTACTACTATACTAGGTCCTGTTCCAATAGCAACTGGATTACCAACTTGATACCAAGTTAGAACAGGCGTAACTACTGGTCCACTAGGTATCCATTTCCAAGCATCATTATTAGTGACCCAAGCAGTAGAGTTTCTACCAGGTACTGGAATTCCTATTGTTCCTGTTAAATTATGTATACCTTCAACAGCGGTACCACCTTGCCATGTCAAACAAGCCGGTTTATTCTGAATATAGTTTTCAATATTATTACTTGATTCATAAATTACAATATGAAAAGTACCTTGATTACCTGTACAAGAAAACATAGGTACACCTATCCAACTAACTGTTAATTTTCTACAAGGAGCAACACCAGTTGTTTGATAACGAATTTGACCACCAATACCCGGATGCCAGTCTTGCCAAGGACCCATGATACAGTTTTTTGGAACTAAAGCACTAAAAGTTGGTATTAATTGAGAACTAAATGTTGTTGGTTGACCCGGTGAGAAAGATATCCATCCATTAGAACCTACATAAAATTGTGTATAAGTTGTTCCAAAGAAACAAAAGTTAAAACCAATAGGAAAAGGTCCTTGTTGTGAATCATCAGACATAAATAACTGTGTTCCTGTATTTGTTTGTGGAACATAAGGAATAGAACTGACAGAGTAGTTTGTTGTTTGATTTGGATTTGTCCCAGCTCCACAAGCAGTTAAGTCCGCAGTCAACACCGCTGTATTAACACCACAAGGTAAAATCTGATTAGGTCCTAAATAAGGACAAAATTGAGCAATAGAGATAAACCCTAATAGCAAAAACATAATAGTTAGCAAATTTCTCATAATAAATAAATTTTTTTTAATCGTTAAGTATAATAAAAGTTGTTTTAAAATTGAGTGACTAACAAAAAATATGTTAGAATATTAGCTCAAACAACTGTAATCTTATTTATATATCAATTTGAAAAGAGTTATTTAGTCAAATTGAACATTTATTATTTTTAAATGAGCAATGACTACTTTCGGTTGAGTAAATAGAACAAAGCTCCTGTTAATGCACCAGCAACGTGGGTAATGTGAGCAACACCGTCACTACTACCCATAATAGATAAACATAATTCAACAGTAAAAAAAGCACCAATGATAAATTTGGCCCTAACTGGAATGATAAAGTAAATGTATAGTAATTCATTTGGATTGAATAAAGCGAATAACATCATAATACCCCAAATCGCACCCGATGCTCCTACAACTGGATTATTAATGAATATGATACTTATCAGTCCAGAAATTAAACCCATTATTAAATAAATTTTAATAAATTTAGAAGTACTAAATTTATTTTCTATGTTTGGTCCAAACACTAAAAGACCAATCATATTAAAGACGATGTGTGTTACAGAGCTATGTAAAAACATATAACTTAATAACTGATAGGGTTGAAAATACCCAGACTGAATTGGAAATAAAACAAAGTTCTCAATAAAAGGAAAATTTAAATAAGTCAATACAAAAATAACAACATTAATAATTAATAATTGTTTTACTCCTTTAGTTAGTTCTATCATTTTATAATTTCTTCTAATTTAATATCTCTTATTTTTGATGGATCGAATACCAAAGTTTCTGTATCTGACCATTGAAATCTTTCACCATCATATGACCAAAGTTTGTTAAAAAACTCTTCTCCACCTGGCTCATAAATATTTTTTGACTTTAGTAATGAATAATCTAAATTTTTAATTTCTTTTGTCCACTTCAACAGTTGAGAATCATCAACATAAATTACTTGAAATGCGTAAACACCTTTATTGATTTGTTCTTGAATATATTCACGGTGAATACTATGGAAGTAAATACCATGTTCCATTTGATGTACATCAATAACTGATTCTATATAAGAAACTACTTTCACTTTCTATTATCCATTACAATTCTCATACAACCCTTACATATAACAACGGGACCTGTCTTAGTCATAAGAACATCACGATCACAAATACCCTCACAATCTTTTGTACCGACTGGTGCAAGATTTTGTAAAGGATCTTTTTCTTCTTTCCGTGTTCTTAAATATTTCATGAAACAAAGATAAGGAATTAAATTATCTTTTTAATAAGTAAATGTCTTTTTATTGATTTTAAAGTTGAAATTACTTTTTCAATTTCTTCATCTGGTGGATATTGCATATCAGACTTGTCAGTATAAACTTTGATATGTTTATCTAGAACTTTTTGATTAAGTTCTTTTTTGTTATAGTTAATCCAATCTTCTTTTATATAAAGAGGCATTGAACTAACATCCATTATTTTCTCAATATCCTCTTCAATGATATAATAGTCTTCATCATCACCTATAATTATTGTAGACATTTCAATTAAGGTATGATGTTGTGTTTCAGTTGAGATAGATATTTCTTTCCAAGGTGAAAGGTTAATTGACCTTTGATTCATTCTTTTACTTACTTAAATTTCTTCTTCAACTCAGTTAAATCTAAAAGGTACATATCCTTAGGATCAGTTGCTTCTAAAGTTTTTATTTCCTCTTTTTTAATAGTGAAATCTTCTTTTAGTTTATCATACATTTCTTTTGTCAAAGAGTAGATAGGCATTCTTAATAGGTAATCATATGAATCATCAATCTTATCTAAATTCATTGCTTCAATTCCTTCGATGATAATAGCTTTAGAAACATTGTTTACTTTTAACTTACCATCAATAATTGCTTTGATGAATCGACCACGATTAGAAAGTATTTTCAACTCTCTATTCATTTTATCTAATAAGAACTGTTTTCTTTTGTGATAATATTTTAATCTGAAATTAACAAAGTATTTAATAATATCTGCTGTATTTTCAAATATCATTAACTTACCAAACTCATCTAGTGTTGAGAATATCTCTGTAGATGATTCTTCAAGCTTTAATAATTTAATTAATTTATCTTCATCTAATTTTTCTAAATCAGATCTAGTAAATTTAATTGTGTAATCAATATTGTCTTTACAATTATCATCATAAGTAACAATTACTTTATCATCTACTAACTTATCTAAAATATCTTCATACTTCTCATAAGTCATTGATGGTGGTAATTCAGTTATTTTAACAGTAGTTGTATTAACCTTATCATACTTACCTCTAATAACCCATCTTTTATTATTCTCTTTATCTTGTATAAAATCTCCAGTGAATCCATTTAATGATGGTTTAACCTCACCTGGTTGCTTATCAGCTAGAACCCTAACACAAGCGTCAATAATACTTTTAATATCTCTATTAAGAACATTAGAAGCAAAACCTACAGCAATACCTGATGAACCATTTAGTAAAACAGCTGGCACAATTGGTAAAAAGTATTTAGGTTCAATTGACTCACCTTCTTCTTCTTTATATTCAAGAAGTTCAAAGTCTTTATAAATCAATTTGAAGTTTTCTGATAATTTAGTTCCAATATAACGTGGAGCTCCTGCTTGTGGTGATCTTAAAGAACCAAACTGACCATCTTCTTCTAAAAGAGGAGCATTATTCTTAAATCTTTGAGCCATTGTGATAATAGCATTAGATAATGAAGCATCACCGTGGTGATAGTAACAATCTGAAGCTACTTTACCACTTAACTGGAATACTTTAAGAGTTTTTTCAGTTCCTGTCCTCCAAGTTTGATTTGATATATGTATAATCTTTCTTTGAGTTGGTTTAAATCCATCAATAACCGATGGGATTGCTCTACCCTCTATAACATACATTGCGAACTCTTTATACTCACTTGATAAGAATTCAGATATTGTTTTTTCTACCATCATAATTTTATATATAGTAAAAAGTATATTTTGTTTAAATGATTACCTAAATAGAAACTTTGAAATTAGTCCAGAGATTCCATTAAAAAAATAAGAAAAATATGAAAAAGATAATTAAATTTTTATCACTAATTGAATCGTATAGAATTAAATGTATGATTCATCAAGGATGGGGTAAAATGTAAGATTAAAAAAACCCGATTTATAATTATTTAAACAAACCGGGAAAATTACCATATATACTTAAAATTTGATAATTAAAAGTATGTCGGTAGATAAGAAATTCAAAAAGTTAGATGATATAGACCACGTTATTCTAAGACCTGGTATGTATATCGGTTCTATCAAACCCCATAAGGCCATTAAGTGGATTGTTGAAGATGATAAAATGATTCAAAAAGAATTAACTTATAATCCTGGTTTGCTTAAAATTTTTGATGAGATTGTTACTAACTCTGTCGATGAAAGTAAAAGACCGGGTTCTAAACTAAACATTGTTAAGATTGACATAGATAGAACTACAAACTACATAAACATCTGGGACAATGGTGGAATTCCTGTAGTTAAACACACACAACATAAAGAATGGATTCCAGAAATGATATTCTCGAATCTTAAAGCTGGTTCTAACTTCAACGATGAAGAACAAAGAACTGGAGCTGGTACAAATGGTGTAGGTTCTACACTTACTAACATTTACTCAAAAGAATTTACAGTAACCACTTGTGATGGCTCTAATCACTTCACTCAAACTTTCTCTAATAATATGAGAAAAAGAACTACAGCTAAAGTTAAGAAGTCTACAAAAGGATTTACAGAGATTAACTATTTAGTTGATTTTGAAAAATTCACACTAACTGGAATTAATGATGATCACTTCAAAATGATTGAGAAAAGAGTTTATGATATTGCAGCTTGTAATACTAATCTTAAAGTTTATTTCAATGGTAAGTTAATCAATATCAAAACATTTGAAGATTACATTAAATATTATACTAAAGATTATTTTTATGAAGCTAAGAAGGATAAAACTTGGTCTTTAGCTATTGGTCTTTCTGAAAATGGATTTCAACAAGTTTCATTTGCTAACTCTACTGATACATATGATGGTGGCACTCACGTTGATTATGTAATGAACCAAATCATTACTCAGTTAAGAGATTTCTTTATGAAGAAACATAAAGTAGATATCAGACCAGGTGAGTTAAAGAATCATATGTTTCTTTTCTTAGATTCTACTATAATCAATCCATCATTCTCTTCACAAACTAAAGAGAAGTTAATCACCGAGATTAAAGACTTTGGTTCTACATTTGAAATAACAAATAAGTTAATACAATCTATTATCAAATCTGAAATAGTTAATTCTATTTTAGATTGGATCCAACAAAAGAAAAGCGCTGAAGAAAATAAACTTCAAAGAGATCTAAATAAGAAACTTGATAAAATAAAAGTTGAGAAACTTATTGACGCTAAAGGTAAAGACAGATGGAAATACTCAGTTGGTTTATTTGAAGGTGATTCAGCTATATCTGCTTTTAGAAAGTATAGAGATCCTCAAACAATGGGAGCATTCGCTCTTAAAGGCAAGTTTGTAAATGTATCTGAAATGACTAATCAAAAGTTAGTTCAAAATGATGAAGTAGTTAATTTAATGGCGGCGGTTGGTTTGAAACTAGGACAGGCTATTGATTTGAAGAGTTTAAGATATGGTAGAATACTTTTCTATGTAGATGCTGATGTTGATGGTAATTCAATTGCGGCTCTTTTATTAAATTTCTTTTATAAATACTGGCCAGATATGTTCGATAGACGAATGGTTTATAAAGTAGAAACTCCAATTGTAGTTGCTATTCCAAAAGTAAAGAGTAAAAAGAAAATACTATTTTACACACAAACAGAATATAATGTTTGGTCTGAGAAAAATGACTTAAAACAGTTCGAGATTAAGTATAAAAAAGGTTTAGCTGCTCTAGTTGATGATGAGTATCAAGATATTATTAATAGTCCTAGAATGACTTTAATCACCAGAGATGATCTATCGGAAGGATCTCTAGACATCTGGTTTGGTAAAAACTCTGATTTAAGAAAAACAGAGTTGTTAAAGTAATATCTTTTCACTATCTTTGTTTTTATGAGAGACCGTGCTTGGCGTAGGTATGTTGAAGAACGTATAGTCATTAGAAGACTAAAGGCTCAGTGCGATCATTATTGGAGTTGGAGAGGATTTGAAGATATTAATAAAATATCTCATCAACATCCAAGAATTAAAGATTATATTGGAACCGAAAATAACTTTAGATTCAAAACTCATACAACAACAAAGTGGGACACTTATCATAAAGTTAAATACTCTCCTAATAAAGGGAAAGGTTATTGGCGTGAAGGTCAGAAAACAAGAGAAAAAGACAGGAAACTATTCTTTAAGATATTAAAAGAAAATGGACTTAAATAGTTTAATACCAGATAATTTTAGACCTTTAGTAAATCCTACTTGGATTGTTAAAAGTCAATTTGTTATGTTCAAAAAATACGAACATATTCCGGTATGCTTTGTTGAAGACAATATAGTTTATGTTTTTCTTGATAATAAAATCCCTAAGCAAATAATTAAAATAACCAAACACTTAATAAATCTAGGTGTTGAATTTTACTTTACAACTCCAGAGTTATCAAATCCGAAAGGAATTGATGATCCTGAGAATACAATTATCAGACATTATTTACTATCATATGCTCAAAAGGAATTCTTTTATGGTTTCAAAAAAATAGAATTTGATTTAATTCATAATATGGTTAAATGGACAGAAAAAGATAATTGTTTTGATTTAGTCAAAAATAACTATGAAGTTATTAATAAAAAGGTCAATACCAAACACACTGATTACTATAACAATACTGAGTTTTATGATTTCGATAAAGAAATTAGAGAAGACTTCCAAAGCTTATATAGAGATATACAAATTAACAAGATTTTATAATTTCAGTTAAAGTATTTAATATATACTTTTATGAATTATCTTCAAAGATATAACGAGTGGGAAAACATTTCAGAAGCTACATTAGATAGCTCTAAGGATTTAGTTGACTATGATTTATCCAGAACTGGTAGAGTTAAAATGAACTTACTTGGTGTTAGTGAAAATATAAAACTAACTCCAGTATCATCATTACCAGATGATAAAGAGTTTGTAATCCAAATCAAAACTAGTTCTTTCAAACTAATTGAGTTTTCAAAATTTATAGAATTATATCAAATAGAAGATATGAATGATATCTTTATCTATGAGACAACTTCCACTAAATACCCGTATGCCGTTGCTATAAAAGGAATTAGAACGACTATGTTAAAACAATCTAATAGAAGAGGAGCATCTGCTAGAGGTAATTACTTTAGAGAAACTGCTTTTATAATCACACTTGCTATTAGACTTTGGGAAACTAAAGGTGTACAAATTGATATTTATTCTAATAGAGGTAAAATAAAAATGAACTTTGCAAAAGGATTTGCAACAATGTCGCCAAAAGAAAGACAAGAGTTTAGAGACCAATATGATGCTTTTATGTCTGATAAAAAGATAGTTCAAGGAATGACTATCCAAATAGATTCTTTAATTAAATATCTTGGTGATTCTATTTTTAATATTAAATCAGTAGTTAAAAATTCATCAGATTTATTAATTAATAGAGTAGCTAATCAATTTTTAGAAGAAGAAGAGGATATACATAGTAATATTACTAATGATCAACCTGAAGAGATATCTAAATTCAATACATTTGAAATACCAAAAGGAGTATCAATGCCAAAATGGAACCCAAGTGATATTTGGATTATATATAATGACTCCGATTGGATTTTTAATAATCCTAATGGATATGATGATAATGATATAGATGGACTAGAAGAGTTAAATGTTTATTTACATAATTGTATTGTAAATAAAGAAGGTGTTATTGGTGTTTCACTTAAGCAACAACTAGATAATGCTGGTGGTATATATGAAGTTAATTTAGATGAAGATAGAAAGTTCAAACATGATTACAAAGGTTATTATGTGAAAGACACCATAAAGTCTTCTAAACTTAAATATTCATATGAAAGACTTGGTGGTATAATAGGATCTGGTGAAATTGATGTTAGAACATTTGATACTAGTAAAAATACTCCAATATCTATGGAGGTTAAAGGATCTCTTACTTCTCAGCATATGAGTGGTAAAGCTGGATCTTATATAAAGTTTATAATGCCTCCTAATAAATATTCCGTATTAGAGTTCATTAGAAAGAATGATACAGATGCTATTAAAGCATTTATAGAAAGTAATTACGCATTTATAAAACCAGATTTGAAAACCATTTTTGAAAAGGATTTAGAAAGTCCAAAAAATCAACAAAGCAATTCTAGAATGCAAGCTCTTATATTCACTGATTGGTTAGAAAGTCTACCTAAAGAGAAAAGAAATGAAATTGTCTCTAGTGTAATTAAATATGCAAAGTCTGAGTCTACTTGGTCAGCTCCTCACTTACTTTTAAAATAAACTTCTAATTATTATTGAATATAAATTCCTATGGGATTTGTAAACATAGGTAGTCAATCAGTACACACTAGCTCAATCGCGCCAATATTTGGAACACCTTCAATTACATCTGGTTCATTATATGGAACCGGATTATCCACTATAATCGTGTCAGGAACTAATTCAAATACTACTACAATCACAAATGGAACTGCTGGTTCTTACATAGTATATGGAAACGGTTCAACTTTATCATTTGCAAAAACAACTTATCATGTCTTAGGTGAAGATATCCAAGTTGATAGTTATGCAAATGCTGAATTAGGAATAGCCATATCAACCCTAAATATGTTGGGGAAACCATTTTATGATCAATTAAAAAAGAATAATGTTTCTTTTCCCAAAGAAATAGAAGATTACTTAGAAAAAAAGTTCAAAATTTTAGAAAGAGATAGAAAAATAAAAGATATTCTTAAATCCTAATTAGAAAAACAAATCACGTTTATTTTAGTATAAAAATAAAATTAATAAAATCTAATGATATGTGATTTAATAATAGATGGTAACTATATTCTAAGTAAGAATACATTCACTTTACATAAGAACAATTTATTGTTCGGTGCTTTGCACAAATCTCTAGAGAATACGATAAACAGCTACAGAAAATGGTATCCATTCGCTAATGTTTATCTTGTCTCTGATTCCAAGGAGAAATCTTGGAGAAAACAATTAACCACTAACTATAAAGCTACTCGTAAAAAAGACTCTGATATAGACTGGACATTCGTTTATGGTGCTTATGGTGAGTTCAAAGACTCAATGAAAGGACTTGTAAAAGTTCTGGAGGCTCCTCATGTTGAAGGTGATGACTGGATTTCATTTTTAGTTAACAAAGCTAACAATGAAGGAAGATCAACAATCATAGTTTCAAATGACTATGATATTAAACAAATAGTAAGTTATGGTTTAGATCCTTTATTTATTAACATCATGACTAATGAGATGTATAATAAAGAAAAGTTGTTTCTACCAAGAAACTATCAAATCTTTTTGAATAAAGTATCTAAACTACCAAGTGATGATATATTTAGTCTAAATGATAATACAGATTTCTTATTATTACTTGATAGATTTATCAACAAATATGAGATTAATGAAATAAATCCAGTTGAGTCTTTAATGGTTAAGATTATATCTGGTGATACTTCTGATAATATTGGATCTGTTTGGTCAGTTGTTAAAAATGGTAAGAAAAGAGGTATTGGTGCTAAAGGAGCTCAATCTATTTATGATGAGTATATTTTAGAGTTTGGAGAACTAAACTTATCTGATCCGGATTTATATGAGAACATAGCTGACTTAATCTGTGAAAAGAAAAAGTTAAGTAAAACTCAAATCGAACCTATTGTTGAGAACATAAAAGACAATATGAAACTAATTGATTTAAGAATGCACAACTTACCAGAAGAGATAGTTGAAAAAATGGAAACTGGATACTCAAGTATAATTTTAAGATAATGGCTGAATTGATTGATGTAGCAAATGCAATGTTTACCAATAAAAGAAATTGGGTAAACATATCTGATGAGGATAAAGAAAAATTCTTTTTTATCTTTAATCGATACTTTGCTAAAAAATATCCAGAAAAGTCTCAACTTTTGAACCTAAAAGTAATAGATAAAGTATCAGCTCTTAATTTATGGTATAATTTTATGTTAGACAAACCTTTTCCAAAATGGTTCTGGTCTAAAAGTGAAAAATCAGAAAAATCAGAAGTAAATGATAAAGATTATAAATTACTTTTGAAGAAGTTAAAAGTAAAACCAAATGATTTAGATTATTTAATTGAAAAACATATGGATTTTATAAAAGAAGAACTAAAGTATTTTAAGGAAATAGAAAAAGGAAATTAACAAATAAAATAATAAATAAAATGAATAATACAGCAGAAAAAACATCAACTATGAAGTGGTACATTGTTAGAGCTCAATCTACCCGTGAGAGATCAGTATCTGAGAAACTAATTAAAGAATCTGAAAAAGGAGACCTAATGGGTAAATTAGGTAGAGTTCTTGTTCCATTTGAAAAAAGTTTCTACTTAAAAGATGGAAAAAAAGTGTCAAGAGACAAAGTATTATACCCTGGTTATATTTTTGTTGAATGTAACGCAATTGGTGAGTTGAAGTATTTTGTAAAAGGTTGCAACGGAGCTCAAGGTTTCTTAACAAATAGATCTGGTGATATCCAATCACTTAGCAATCTTGAAGTTGATAGAATGTTAGGTTTACAAAAAGAAGTTGAAGAGAAAAAAGAATTAGAATCAATTTACATCATTGGAGAAGAAATTAGAATTTTAGATGGTCCTTTCAATTCATTTACTGGTGAGATTGAAAGTATTGAAGGTGATAAAGTTAAAATTTCTGTTTTAATTTTTGGAAGAAAAACTATTGTTGAACTCGCAATTTCACAAATAGATAAAATTGCTGATTAATAATGGCTAGAGTTACATCATATGGTGTAGAGAAAGACCGAAAGATTTATGGTAATTGTCAAGTTTTTTCACCAGACGGAATTTTGATGTTTAGATGTGATGAGAAGAAAGCCAATTGGTATCTCAATAGAAACTTAGGTGAAGTTATAATGACTTCACCTTTAGTCGTTAAATTAAAATTCAAACCAAGAGGTTTAGGAAATCATAATAAGGGTTTTGGACTAACTGAGATGAGTAACCTATGTGTTACTTGTGGTAATGAAGAATATCTCACTAGACATCACGTTGTTCCTTATTGCTATCGCCGTTACTTTCCAATGGAGTTAAAGTCACACAACTTTCACGATGTTCTTACACTATGCGCTGACTGTCATGATTCTTATGAGAGAAAAGCAGATGAGTTAAAAAATAAGTTAGGAGAAACATATGAGATACCTTTGAACGGTGAAATATGTTTTGATAGTAAAGAAATGGTAACTTATGTCAAGATATCAATTGCTTTACTCAATCCAGATATTACAATACCAAAAGACAAAGTTAATTTAATGAAGAAAAAGATTAAAGATTACTTTGGTATTAAAAGATTGGATAAGAGAAGATTAGAAAAGATATCTAAGATACAAACTATGGTTATCAAAAAAACACACGGTGAGGTTGTTATGTCTAAGATAGATAATATACAAGATTTCATAGAGATGTGGAGATTACACTTCTTAGAACACAATGATTGTAAACACTTACCAAAAGATTGGAGTGTAAAAACAAATATAAGAATATCACAACATGTCAAATAAAGAATTGTATAATAAGATACTACAAGCTTCTAACCATATACATAAATCATCAACAAGAGGAAGTGCTAACTATATGATAACATCCCCAGAAGTTACTAATATGTTACGGGGCATTTATACTGCTGAAAAAGTTAAATGTAGAAAAGAAAAAATTAAAAGATTATTCAATGACGAAACAAGAGAGATATGATAGAACTTATTTGAATATGGCTACAGAATGGGCTAAACTTTCACATTGTAGTAGAAAACAAGTAGGTGCTCTAATAGTCAAGAATGGTATGATTATATCTGATGGTTATAATGGAACACCAACAGGATTTGATAACTCTTGTGAGAATGGTGATGGTGATACTAACTGGTATGTTATTCACGGTGAAGCTAATGCTATTCTAAAGTGTGCTAAACATGGTCATTCTTGTGAAGGTGGTACTTTATATCAAACACATTCTCCTTGTAGGGATTGTTCTAAACTTATACTACAATCTGGAATAAAACGATTAGTCTACATTGAGGATTATAAAGATACTTCTGGATTAGATTTTTTAAAAGAAGCAAATATTGAAATTGTTAAATATGGATAAAGAACTTAAACAAATGTTAGATAATAGTAAGATTGATAAGATATACTCAAATAGTCTTTTCAGTCTTAAAAGCATTTCTGAAGATTTAGGTATTTGGGAAGAATTTTCTAATACAGAAAAGTTTTATTTAGAAAATATAACAAAAAGAGATAGTGATCTTAATAAAAACTTTCAATTTAGTGGTTCTTATGATATGAATTTGGTTTACGCCGAGATAACCAGAAAAGGAGTAGAAGCTTTATCTGAGAAAATTGAAAAGTATAGAAAAGTAACTAGTAAAGATGTCTTTGTTGATATTGGAGGTGGGTGTGGTAAATTATCAATGCATCTAGGCATTATTTCAAATTTAAAAACATTAGTTAGTGTTGAGTTACTTGATATAAGACATAAATACGCTAAACACACATATGAACAAGTTGCTCCGATTGATGATAAGTCTATATTCTTTATTAATAAAAATATTAAAGACTTTGATTTATCTATAGCAACTGTTGTTTTTATGAACGATGTTTGCTTTAGTAAAGAGTTAAGAGATTCTATATATGAAAAAATACCAAGAGGTTGTCATTTTGTAACATCAATGGAAAGACCGGAGTGTAAAATATTAAAAGAGGAAATTTTATTAAACATTTCTTGGAATAAACATAAAGTAAAATTTTACTACTACATAAAATAAATATAAATATGATATTCAAAAATTTTTTACAGAATATAAGAACACAACAAACTAATATTGAACCTAGGTCAATACAAGTTTACCCTATTGGTGAAAACAACTTGGAAGGTATAAAAATTCTAATCGATAATTGTTATAGAATGGGAGATGGAAATAACAATGTTAGAATGGCTACAGTTGATCCCTCATTGTGGTTAGGTCATTTTTTAGATAAACATTGGAATAAAATTTCTTATGTTACATCAATGCCAGGTTTTAATATAATGAAAGTAGAGGGTAATCAAATAGTTACAAAAAATTACAATTGCTTGGTAAAAGAATTTGAATCAGATGATGAAATAAATAATTTTTTTGAAAAAGGAAGATGGAAAACATTTGTTATGTTTTCTATTATAAAGAGTGTAGACCTAGTTACTTTAAGTTCAACATATAGAGTTAAATATGCTGACATAACTGAGAAATACGAAGAAAGAGATAATAAAATAAAAGAAATATTAAATTAATTAACCCCAGACCCATTTATAACTAACTTTATTTAATATTGCCCAAACCGAACTTGTATTTAATTTATAAATATCACCTATTTCAGAATAGGTGATATTATTATTTTCATACATATCAAATATATTTAATATATCTTCCTTAGAAAGTCTTGAATTTGATTTAGATATTTTTTCCTTTATATCATTAGATCTTTTTTTACCTATATTTGATATTCTGATTTTATCAGATATTGATTTTCTATAATCACTACTTCTATTATCCCAGTTTTCTTTAATTAACTTTTTTCTCTTTTCTATATGTTCATCTGATTGTTTAATCCCTCTTTTACAGTTTCCTATATTATCACAGGACTCTTTAGATCTTTTTTTACCTGTATTAACTAATGATATTTTTTTTCTAGTCTCTTCTGTAACTGAATGTCCTAAACAAGCCCCTCCATATCCACCAGGTGACATATTATAATACATAGGATCTTCAACTGCGTTGTATAATCTAATTAAATGTCTTTCAAAATTTCTACAATCATCTTCATTTTCAAATTCTTTTACAATCTCTTTATTAAAATTCTCTTTACCATA